CAGAACAAGAAGCATACAAAAAACGGTTTATTGCTAACGAAAAACGTCAGTCCTTAGGGTTTAAACCGCTTTCGCCAGCCACTTATATTGCTATGGAAAAAGCATACAAAGACACATTGGCTGCCAACGGTTTACCGCAAGGGTTCTACGACTCCCAAGATGATTTTGCAGGATTTATTGGTGGTGACGTGTCCGTAGCTGAACTTAATAACCGTCTCAAAGACGCATATCGAGTAGTCCAAGATGCTTCCCCAGAAGTTAAAGCAAAAATGGCTGAGATGTACAACATAACTGACGGAGATCTTCTTGCATATGTGATTGACCCTGATCGGGCACGTCCTCTTATGGCTCCAGATTATAAACGTCAAGCACAGGCAGCTTTGATTGCGGAAGGCGCTCAAAGACTTGCTGGAATAAACATAGGCAAAGATTCAGCAGAGCAGTTTGTGCGACAGGGCGTTACTCAAGCTGAAGCAGAAGCAGGCTTTACATCTATAAGGCAAATGAAAGAGTTAAGGCGCGCTGGGTTTGGAGAAGAATATATTTCAGATATTGATCTTGTTGAAGGTGTTTTGGGTACAGATGCTGATGACAAAATGAGATTAGAAGAGCGTAAGAGACGTCGTATTGGTGAGGTAAGTGCTAGTGGTGGTTCAGCAACTCTTGCTCAAGGTGACAGCACTTCGTACAAATCTGGGTACGGTCGAGCAGATCGTTAATATAGATAACCAACCCTTGACAATCACTAATTGTGATGTAAGATAGTTATATCCCATCAGGGATAACCATTGGAAATCCCCCCGATTTCAATGTGCTAACAGGGGTGAGATATGCAGCCACTTGGCCCCTCCAGCCAGGTGTGGGCGGAGGAGTGGGTCATGCAAGAACAAGACTTCTATGAAGAGGACAGCGTTCAGGAAGACCAAGCAGCAAAGAATCCAGTTCGTGCAAGAATGCGTGAGTTGGAGTCAGAGGTTAAGAGCTTGCGTCAGCAAGCAGAGGAAGCTAAGTCAGCTCAACGAGAGTTGGCATTTGTGAAGGCAGGCGTAGACCTATCTTCAGGGATGTCCAAATATTTCGTTAAGGCTTACGATGGCGATCTCACACCCGAGGCAATCCGAGTTGCAGCCGCAGAAGCAAATCTCATTAAGCCCCAAGAAATCATGCAAGCAGCTCCTACACAGGAGAAGCAAGCATGGGATCGAGTTAGCAACGCATCACGCGTTGGAGACACAACTGAAGCGACGGTTGACTACAGCACTAGAATTGCAAACGCTAAATCCGAAAGAGAAGTAATGGAATTGTTGGCTCAAGCAAGAATGAATCAAATCAACAATTAACCAATTCTTTAAGGAGAATTAAAACATGGCAGGCGAAACAACAACCTCGTCCTTGTCTATCGACCAGGTGGCGTTTGACCGTCTTGCGTATTTCGCATTGCGTTCAGAACTTCTTTTCGATCAGGCAGCGGACGTACAACCAGTAGCACAGGCAATGCCTGGTACTGGAGTTACATTCACAATCTTCGCAGACATCGCAGCAGCGACATCTACGTTGAACGAAGTAACTGACGTAACCCCAACAGCGCTCTCGGACAGTCAGGTAACAGTTACCTTGGCTGAATACGGCAACGCAGTTGTTACAACAGCAAAACTCCGTGGCACAGCATTCTTGGATGTTGACTCGGCAGCAGCAAACATCATTGGCTACAACGCAGGTGACTCGATCGATCAAGTCGTTCGTGAAGTTCTTGCTGGTGGCAGCAACGTGGCATACGCAACTGGTGGAGCTTCAGCCCCATCAAGCCGTGTAACTATGGCTGTTGATGACTTGCTCGTAGCAAACGACATCCGTAAGCAAGTAGCTGCTTTGCGTGGAGCAAACGTAGCAACCTTCAACGGTTCGTACATTGGCTTCATCCACCCAGACGTTTCGTATGACTTCCGTTCGGCAGTCGACGTAGCATCGTGGCGTACACCAGCTAACTACGTAAACCCAGAAGGCATTTACAATGGCGAGATCGGCCTCTTTGAATCGGTACGATTCATCGAGACACCACGTGCCAAGGTGTTCCTCAACGCTTTCAACGGCGCAGGTGCAACAGGTACGGGAGACTCGTATGCAACTCTTATCATGGGTCGTCAGGCTCTTGCTAAGGCGTTCAGCACACAAGATGGCAATGGCGCAACACCGAAGATTGTCCGTGGCAATGTCACAGATATCTTGATGCGTCTGCAACCACTCGGTTGGTACTGGCTTGGTGGCTACGGTCGCTTCCGCGAGGCTTCGCTTCGTCGAATCGAATCGGCTTCAAGCATCGGTGCAAACGCCGTCTAATAATTAGTCAAAGCCCTCCGCCCTTCCTCATCTGGGCGGGGGGTTTTGCTATACTCTTTTTGTTGAAAGGTTCTTATGTCAATTTCTAATTATGCTGAACTAAAAATTCTGGAACATACCACAGGCAAAACTGCTTGGACTATGCCAACAACAGTTTATGTAAAGTTGCATACTGGTGATCCTGGTGAGGCAGCAACATCAAATGCTGCTACAGAAGCAACACGCAAATCTGCTGCTTGGGCTACTGCTGCATCTGGCTCTATCGCAACTAGCGCAACTATTGAGTGGACTAACGTTTCTACTACAGAAACTTATACACATTGGTCGTTGTGGGATGCGTCAACCGCAGGTAATGCTTTGTGGACTGGTGCATTGTCAGCATCGGCTGCTGTAACTGCTGGCGATACTTTCCAAATTACTACACTAACCCTGTCTCTCGATTAGTCGTAGGGGGTAAACCCTATGGCTGCTTTTCAGGGCACACTTACAAAATATTCATCACCGTATAAACCCGCCACGGGTTTATACATTGGTGCGTTAATATTTCAATTAACTGCTACTGGTTCTGGTATTGGTACAGAGACTGCAAATAAACTTGTAATAAAAGCAAAGTCTGGTACTGGGTCGGGAACTGGAACCGAATTAGCTTATGGTGTACGTGTAGTACTACGTACCGCTACAGGATCTGGTGTTGGCACCGAAGTAACTGTTTCGGGACCTACTCAACTACGTATTGGTAAATTAACCGATTATTCGTTCCCATATTTAACTGGTGGTGCTTATTATGTAGGTGCACCAATAAAACAAACAGCTGCTAACGGTTCTGGTCTTGGTACAGAAACTGTAATTGCGTTTACAACAAAAGCAAAACTTGGTACTGGTTCAGGAACTGGAACCGAGTCGGCTTCTGGGGTACGAATAGTATTACGTACAGCTACAGGGTCTGGTGTTGGCGCTGATAGCGCAATAACTTCTGGTTCTAACCAGTTACGTCTTACTGGGTTAACTGACTATTCGTTCCCATATTTAACTGGTGGTCGTTACTACTTAGGTCCTGCAGTATATGCAAGAACTGCTACTGGTTCTGGTCTTGGCACAGAAACAGCAACTAAATTACTTATAGTTATCCGTACTGCTACAGGTAGTGGTACAGCAGGTGAATCAACAAGCACAACCAAAGAAGTTTTGGCTCGCACCGCCACAGGATCTGGCACGGGTTCTGGTGACGCAGATCCATTTTTGTCTCTTTTTAGATCAGCAACGGGTAGCGGTACTGGAACTTCTTCAACAGTATTTATTCGTGGTTTAGTAAGGAACGCCACAGGTAGTGGACTTGGTATTGGAACAGCTACAGCGATAGAACTTCTACCAAGAACAGCAACAGGGTCTGGTCTTGGCACACAGGCTGCTACCAGAATCGTTGTAGCGCTCCGTACGGCGACAGGATCAGGTGTTGGTACCCAGACAGCCACCGCAATAGAATCGCTTCCTAGAACAGCTACAGGCTCTGGTGTCGGTGCCGTAAGTCAAAACGCTACATGGGTTAAGTCTCGCATGTTTAGGGTTCCACAAACTACAAACTTTGCTTTCGTCGAAGGGTACTCAGAGATTAGCTGGCAACCACGTAAACGATTGTTTGCTCGTCTACCTAACGGCATCAGAGTGGAGAATCTCTTTGAACTACAGGATGGTTCGTATACAATTAATGATCCAAGAGACGGCACGGTAGTTAAGGTTTATCTTGGTTCACACGTAATTCCATTAACGGATGAAGAAGTAGCAAACCTAACAGCAGCTGGGTATGGAGCAAACATAACATGAAGCATGCAGAGACACATCCAACTTTAGATGTTGATGGTTGCTTTGGTTGTCGTGTTGCAAATATACGCATGGGTACTAACAGCACCACTACGCGTGGGAAGGAAGTAGAGCAAACAAACAAAGTAGAGCGCAACTGGCAAAAAGATATGCCAGCTTATAAGCGTTTGAGAAGAGAAGGTTTGCAACCAAAACGAATTGACGGTGCAGCTGAAGTTGAAAAAAAAGCAGAACATAAATGGCAAGTTGAGACGGGGATAGGTATTAAATGAAAGCAAAAAAATCAAAGGTAAACGAAGCAGGGAACTACACCAAACCTGAGATGCGTAAACGTTTGTTTAATAAAATCAAAGCTGGTAGTAAAGGTGGAGATCCTGGTGAATGGTCTGCACGCAAAGCCCAGCTACTTGCGGTTCAATATAAAAAAGCTGGTGGTGGTTACAAGTAATGGCATTAGCTAAATCTCAAAAGTCGTTAAAGAATTGGACAGCACAGAAATGGCGTACGTCTGACGGCAAACCATCTAAGGGTAAGAAACGGTATCTGCCTTCTGCTGCATGGGCTTCGTTAAGTCCAGCAGAGAAAGCTGCAACCAACAAAACCAAAGCAGAAGGAAACAAAAAAGGAAAGCAATTTGTAAAGCAACCTAAAAATATTGCACAAAAAACAAAGAGGTATCGTTAATGAAATCACCAGCATGGCAGCGCAAAGAAGGAAAAAATCCTGCGGGTGGGCTCAATGCAAAAGGTCGAGCCTCGTACAAGGGTGGAACTTTGAAAGCCCCAGTTAAAGCGGGAGACAATCCACGCCGTGCATCGTTTCTTGCACGCATGGGTAATGCACCAGGACCTGAAAGAGATAAAAAAGGTAAACCAACAAGACTGCTATTATCTTTACAGGCTTGGGGTGCTTCGTCTAAGGCGGATGCACGGTCTAAGGCTAAAGCAATATCCGCGCGAAACAAGAACAAGAAAGGCAAGTAATGCCAAAAGTAGGAAAAAAAGAATTTGCTTACACCCCAAAAGGTATGGCAATGGCTAAGAAAGAAAAGATGAAGATGAAGATGAAGATGAAAGCCAAGAAAAAGAAGTAATGACAACTGCAGCAACGGTTATTAACAAAGCGTTGCGACAGCTTTTATCTGGAACGGTGGAGGCTCGCAACAAGCTGGCCTCTACCGTAAACAGTTCTGCTACTAGTATTGTTTGCACGTACGCCCTTGAGGGGTTGCGCGCTGGGCAGATTTTTGAAATTGAATCCGAAGTGTTTTATATTTGGGCTGCTGATACGGTAACAAAAACATTAACTGTAGAACGTGGGTTTAACGGAACTACCGCAGCTGCGCATACGTCTGGCGCATTGATTACTGTTAACCCTAGATTCCCAAGAGCACAAGTTCTTGAAGCCATCAATGATGAAGTATTAGATCTTTCATCTCCAGTCAATGGATTGTTTCAGGTCAAAACATTAAACTTTACGTACAACGGTACAGACAGAATGATTAATCTAACTTCTGCTACCGATGTTATTGACATCTTAAACGTATCTGTTCGGTATCTAACCGACGACTATCCAGTTGCTCGTAAGGTAAAACTTGTTCGCGACCTGCCAACAGATGACTTTGCTTCTAGTTTTGCTTTAAAGTTTGATCAAGCTGTATACCCAGGCAGACTTCGTATTGTTTACAAAGCACCTTACGCTTCGGTTACTACTGAGGCGACTAACCTCAACACAGACTGTGGGATACAGGAATCAGTAGAGGACATTGTTGTTGTAGGTACACAGCTTAGGTTGATGGCGCCACGTGAAATTAAACGCAACTTTGTTGAATCGCAAGGGGATACCCGTAGGGCAGAAGAAGTTGCATCAGGCGCAATTACTAACTCCGCAACAGCACTAAGACAACTACGGAGAGACAGGATCATTGCGGAGGCTGCTCGCTTAATGCGGTCATACCCAACATTCTTGACAAGGGAATGATCCGTGTCTTTAGTACTACGGTATACGGATGCCTACTATCCAGCCATTCCTTACTTTGCAGGAAAGGAAAGTAGTTCTTTGGTTCCAGATATTTTTCCTGTTGCAATTGACTCAAGGCCGTTTCTTGTAGATTCCAAATCAAATATGTTTTCGCGTGGATTTGAACCTAGGGTTCGAGATTCGGTTGATCAGTCAACCACGCCAGGCGAAGCAGCAATTAACCCACAAGGTTTGTGGCGTCGTGGTGAATCATCGTGGCATCTTGGTGCTGGGCAGAAGTATGCCGATACAGCAGAAGCACAAGATTATAGGTTCTATACAAGTCAGGGTATTGATCCGTGGACTAAGGGTCAGATCTCGTTGCTTAAAACTGTGGCCCTGTCAAAGTCTGCTACTGGCACAAACTTAAAGATTGCTACAACAGATACAGAAGTTTATTTCTTAGACGGTACGAATCTTTACTATTCAACAAACCCATATGCATCGAGTCCAACATGGACAGCTGTAACTGGGCTACCTACTGGTACGCCACGCGACATGGTTAGTGACGGATCATCTATTTACTTAACGTATCCAGGCACAACTAATTCGTATGGATTATGGAAAGTACCTTCAAGTCACACACCAGTCAACGTTGCTTATGGTCAAGAGTTTGGCTACGTGGATTTGTCAAAAGGATTTTTTATTGTTACTGGCGGTAACAGTGCAAACCATCACAAGCTTTACTACAATCCTAAAGGCAACGTAGGAGCTGCGGACTACACACATCCACTAACTGACTGGGTTTGGTTAGGTTCATCATCTGGCCCTAACGCTATTTACGTAGCTGGATCTACAGGCAACCGTGGGGCAATTTACAAGATTACAATTTCTAGTGCTGCAGTACTGGACACACCTGTGGTCGCACTTGATTTACCGATTGGAGAAATCCCAACACATCTTGGCTCGTATCTTAACGGCGTATTGATTGGTACAAACAAAGGTGTGCGGTTTGCAACTGCAGATAACAACGGAGACTTAACTACTGGTGCTCTTATTTCGACTAGTGGGAACATAAATCAATTTACTGCTGAAGGTAATTTTGTTTGGTTTACTTGGTCAGACTTTGCTGCTTCAACATCAGGGCTTGGACGGTTAGATCTTTCAACCTTTACCGCGGTTAACGTCCCAGCTTACGCTTCCGACTTAATGGCTAGCGTTGGCGGTACGGTTCAGGCTGCGGGAACATTTAACTCAAAACGATTGTTTGCTATTTCTGGTGTAGGACTTTACGCCGAATCAACAGACCTTGTTGCATCTGGTTCGATTACTACTGGCATTTACAGGTGGGGTATTCCAGATAGAAAGTTTGTAGCTAAGTTTGATATCCGCAGCACCCCACTAGCTGGTACGGTAACTCCGTATATCTCTAGTGATACTGGAACGTATACAGCAATGACAGCACACAATGTTGCGTCAGCTACTGAGTCTGTTGCTACTGGTCCGCAAGCTAAATTCATTGAAGCTTCTTTTAGGTTGGACTTTACTAGGGGTTCCACTACTACTGGCCCAACCGTAACACGTTGGATGGCTCGAGCCTACGCTTCGCCAGCCCGAAGCCAGGTGTTCAAAGTGCCCCTACTTATGCATCACCAACAAGTAATCAACGGCATTGAATACTACTTAGATGTAGAAAGCGAACTAACCCTGTTAAGGAACTTAGTTACGAATCCACGTGTGGTAAACTATCAAGAGAATACGGAGACCTTTTCGGTAGTCGTAGAGGACTTGGAATTTCAAGTTCTTGACGGCATCCAAGGAAAGTGGAACCTTGAGGGTGTCTGTGTTGTTACAATGAGATCAGTACAGGATTAGGAGAATAAATGGCAGCAGTAACTAGGAGATCGTATGCAGGTGCAGCACCAGCGTGCACTCTTACTAGCTCTATTACTTCTGGTGATACAACCGCTTCACTTACTGGAACGGTAACTAACTGGCCTACAACTGCAGGTGGACCTTTCCACATGGTCATTGATCCAGGTTTGTCAACAGAAGAAAAAGTTCTTGTTGGTTCTCGATCAACTGGATCCCTATCTTCAATTACTCGTGGCGTAGATGGCACTTCAGCTAGTTCACATTCTGCTGGTGCTACTTGCTATCCAGTCTTTACCGCTACTGACGCTGATCAAGCAAACGAGTTCACGTCGACTTTGACTACTCGTGGCGATCTACTAACGTTAGATGCGTCCGCTAATCCCACCCGTATTGCTATTGGTACTGCGGGTTATTTGCTAACATCTAACGGTACGGATGCTGCTTGGGCTGTTGCACCAACTTCGGGTATTAGTTCTGGTGATGATTCGGCTATCGTTTTGGGTTCACAAATTTTCGGTTAACATAGGAGATAACAATGGCAACATTTACTAAGAAAAAACTGTCGGGTTCTACTGATGGTTTGGCTATCAAGGTTACGGGTACTAATACTAGTTCGACGGTGACGGTTCATACTGCGTACACGACGGTTACTACTGCTGGTTTGTTTGATGAGATTTGGTTGTACGCAAATAATACTTCTGCTGCGGCTGTGAAACTTACATTGGAGTGGGGTACTGCTACGGCTGCTGATGGGAATATCGAACTTAATATTGCTGCGGAGTCGGGTCTTGTTTTGGTGGTTCCTGGTTTGATTTTGCAGAACACGAAAGTTGTGAAGGCGTTTGCTGGGACTGCTGATGTGATTTTGCTTACTGGTTACGTTAATCAGATTTCGTAGGGTTTAGCGATGTCTAAATTTGGTTCTCGCTCACGGGTTTCTACTTACACTTCGGCTTGGATGCCGACAGATGATGGTCCTCCAGCAACTGACACAGTTGATTATCTTATTGTCGCAGGAGGTGGTTACGGCTCTGGTGGTGCTGGTGGTATGAAAAGCACTGTTGCAAATACGGGTGGTTCAGTTGGAACATTACAAAGCGTTTTTTCGGTAGTTGGCGGCGACCTGTATACGGTGACTGTTGGTGCTGGCGGTGCTTATGCAGGAACAGATTCTAGAGTAACTAAAGCAACAGATGCTTCTATTTTTCTTAGAGTAAAAGGCGGCGGTGGTGACGGTGTATATTATTACAACGGTTCAGAAACTGGCGGTTCAGGTGGAGGTTCTGGTGGTTATGCATATGGTTCAACCAATATTTATATAGCAGGTCAACCAGGCACAGCAGACCAAGGCCATGCAGGCGGTGGCTGTTTGTTTAATGGACCAGGAAATTATGCAGGCACTTCGGGTGCTGGTGGTGGTGCAGGTGGGGTAGGTGGTGAAAGCAACGCTGATGGAAACAACTTTGTATATACAAGAGGCGCTGGTGGAGCAGGTAGAACTAATTCAATCACTGGTACTTCTATAACTTATGCTCAAGGTGGAGGTAATGGTACTAGCGGAGGAAGCCGTGGAAACAATACTGGAGATGGTGGGAATAATGCCCAGTATGGTAATTCTGGAATAGTTGTCCTTAGGTACCCTACTTCATATAGGGCTGCCTTAAATACAACAGGAAGCCCTACTTACAGCACAGTTAACGATTATCATATTTATCAATTTACGGCATCAGGGAGTATTACTTTCTGATGGCACACTTCGCAGAACTAGACGAAAACAATATCGTAAAACAAGTAATTGTTGTACATAACAACGAACTTCTAATTGACGGTGTTGAAACCGAATCTAAAGGCGCACAGTTTTGCCACGATTTATTTGGTGGTAAATGGGTACAGACAAGTTATCATAATAATATTAGAAAACAATATGCTGGTGCAGGTATGACCTATGACCCTGTAAACGATGTGTTCATCCGTCCACAACCATACCCATCGTGGATTTTAGACGACAACTTTGATTGGCAACCACCAACCCCGAAACCTTTAATCACATCAGAAATAGTTGACCCAAGATATGTGTGGAACGAAGACACACAGAATTGGGTTTTAATTGTTTAAGAGTTGTTAAAAAATAAAATAAATAATGATTGAAAATTTAACACCTTTTAAGCATAATAAAAACCCCAACTATATAAGAGGTTGGTATGTTCCTGAAAAACTTTGTGATGATTTAATCTTATTATTTGAAAACAACCAAGATAAACATACAGAAGGAAAATGTGGGGCAGGGATTGTCGATAAGTTAATTAAAGATTCTATTGACCTAAGTATTAATTTTTATGACGAAATTGCTCAAAATCAATCTCTTTATGCATACACATGTTGGCTAAGCGCATTTGTTGAATTATATAAAGACGAGTTTAAATCTATAAGTAAACAACTTCACCCTTGGAGCATAGTAGAAAACATCAATATACAAAAATATAATCCATCTCAAGGATTTCATAAAATTCATTGCGAGAATAACTGCGTGGAGACATCTCATAGAATTTTAGTTTTTCAAACCTATTTAAATACAGTGACCGATGGGGGGGAAACTGAATTTACTGAACATAAATTTAAAACTCCAGCAGAAAAAGGACTGACTATTTTGTTCCCTGCTGGATGGACACATCCACACAGGGGGTGTGTGTCAAGTACTGAGACTAAATACATAATTACGGGTTGGTTTTCATACGACCCAAACAAAAAATAAATAACGGCGGAGTTAAACAAGCAGTGGATAGAACTCGTCTAACACGCTGGCTGATACCGCTACCAGCAATCCTGTTTGCGTTAATACCACAGAACGCCAACGCTGAACCAATCCCAGGAATCGAAACCGTCTACTACACGATTGACGAAATACCGCCGATCCAGTCGGACACCGAATATCTAGTTTGCGGAACAGAGGTTGAGAACAACATCAACCGCAACTACGACTACGAACTATTCGAGGATTGCACCGATGACTTGTTCATGGTCCACATGACAGGCTTTATTGACATACCTGAACACGACACCATAGAGTTTATGCTCGCCACGGATGATGGTGGCGAGATGGAGATTGACGGCAACACATTCGGCAACTGGAACGACCAAGGTTGCTCATGGATGATGTCAGGCGAACTCACACTAGAAGCTGGAAGCAACGCTTTCAATGTGTGGATGTATGAGCATGGCGGGAACTCGTGCATCATGCTCGCATGGAAAATCGACAACGAAGGCTGGGCGATAGTGCCAGATGAAGTGTTCACAACTAACGGGATACCTACCACTACTACATCTAGTAGTACTACTACTACAATCGCATTAACAACTACTACATCTAGTACTACTACAGTTCAGGAGACCACCACATCATGGGAGTCAAGTACAACATTCACGATCCCAACGACGACAAGTATTACTACTGTTGTTCAAACGACTGTCCCTGTAATGACGACCACGACATCTTTACCAGTACCAACGGGAACGACGACAACGACAGAAGTAATAGTTTCCACGACCACGACCCAGCCTGAAGTAATAGAAGTGGAGTTAGGAGGACCTCAAGAAACAATTAGTCCCACCATCGAGACTCTGCCCGCAACCAATATAACCGTAGACGAAACCATAGTTGTCGTAACTGAGACAACCGAACCCGAAACATTTATAACCGACCCCGAAGAAATAACTGTACCTGACACAACCGAACCAAAAACATTCGTGACTCTACCCGAAACCATAACCGTACCCGACACCACAGAACCTGAAACATTTATAACCGATCCTGACGGTCTTCCTGGAGATATTGCTGAACCTGATGTAACTTTTCCTGAAGTAACTCTTCCTGATGATACCGTTCCTGAAGAGATTGTTCTTGACGAAACAGATGCCTCAACAACAACAGAACCGCTAGGGGTATATACACAAGATACAGAAGAAGAATCGCCACAGTTGTCATCATCTACTACCTTACCTGATATCCCAGCTAATGAGCCAGTTACTGACGAACGGATAGAGGAGATCTTAAATACTTTTGTTGAGGCTGAACCTGAGCAGATTGTTGCTGCTATTACCCAGGTGCTGGCTGCAGAGATTACCTCAGATCAAGCTACTGAGATTGCCTCAAGCCCTGAGGTGTTAGCTGCCATTACGGAGGATCAAGCAGAGGAATTGTTTGAGCAGATTGACGTAAAGGAACTAACTGAGGAACAGTTAGAAGAGTTTACGGCAGTTATTCAAGAGGCCCCTACCAAGGTAAAGAAAGCGTTTGAGAAAACCATTGACATCTTTGGCTCTGAGTTTGAGGACTACGTACCTACGGGCTCGAGCATCCCAGTCAAGACACGCAGAACCCTTGTAGCTGCTGGGGCGCTTATCGCAGCAATGCCATCTACTAGAATTAGACGTTAATGAAACGAGTTATCACGTATGTAATGGAAAATACTTGGACATGGGTGGGTACTGGCATGGTTTTAATTACCTTATCGGGCCCTACTTTGCGACAAGCTATGCTTCTTACGGGCGTAGGTATCTTAATACACTCAGTTATATCCCTCACACAAAAGGACACAGAATGAACTCAGCAATTGCAAAAGCTTTAGACCTTGGACAACGACTCGTATCGTTATTCATTGCATCAGCCTTACCAAT